CCCCGCGACGGGCAACGTAATCGCCCCAGCGGCGCCGTAGGAGACCACCTTGCGGCGGCGTCCGGCAAGCGCATAGGGTGTCTGGACAGAAGCATTCGGACCCGAATAGTCCGACGCCAGACCCGCGGTGATGTTCGCGGTGATCGGGTGGGCCTCCACGATCGTGCCGTTCTGTCCGCGTCGCACGGGGATCGCCGTTCCGCTGACATAGGCCGACGAGATCACCATGAACTCGTTGTCGACCTGGAGCACATAGTTCGCGGCAAATCCGGTCGCCGAGGTGACGTTCACCACCGTGTCGGTGGCGAGCACAGCCGATGCGAGAGTCGTCGTTGTGAAGGCCAAGGTAATCTCCTAATTGACCGTGCGCTGTCTCTTCATAAGTCTACGCAAGTAAAGGACTTATCATGAGCAAGCTATGCAAGCAAAATACGGAAGAATCACGCCGACGCCGCCGATCGAATCGACGCGCGAGGGCATCTGGTCAACAGAAATCTGGTATTGCTCAACCCATCTGAGGCTGAGCTGTTCCTCTTCGTCGTTCACGCGCTTGGCAAGCGCGCCGGCGAGCCGCTCCGGCAAGTCGGCCATGACAAACGCGAAGGCCGAGCGGTGGAACACACAGGATTGCCGCGTCGATGTGGCCGCCATTGTCGCAGCCACGGTGCCGGTCGCCCCCAGCCAGCTAATCGCCGCGCCATTCGCGGGTGCGGCCGTGACCGTCTGGAGCGGACCTGAGGTGATAATCGCTGGCGAGATCGAGAACGTCCCCGTGGTCGTCCCCGAGAGCGCCGCCGTCAGCACGAACTGCTGCAAGATGCCCGTATCGGTGTAGGCGACCGGATTGACGGCGTTGACCCCGGCAATCGTGAACCGATCGCCCTTGACCATCGCGTAGGTGCCCATGCCGGACAAGGCCAAACTCGACCCCGTCTGGCCGCCGCTTGAGGTGATCGGCGTCGCCGTCGTGAAGGTCCCGGTCGTAAAGACCGGCATCAAGGGGTCGGTATACCACTCGGAGACCCCGAGCGCCTCATCGGCGAACTGGCCGGTGCGGAAGTATTCATTCTTGGGCTGGAAAAGCGCGAAGTTCGCGTTGAGGAGATTCGCTCTGGTCTTCGGGTCAATGACCGCGCAATACTCTTCGTCCGGCACGGCGACTGAGTCGAGGAGCGCGACAGCAGATGTCCAGTTGTCGTTCGAGGTGAGCGGCACCCCAGGCGTGCCGACGTTGAAGTAGACCGAGCTGAGCGTTTCGGCCCCCGCCACCGCGTCCCACTTCGAGGCCATCGCGCGACCCGCCACCTTCGTGTAGCGGTTCTGGACTTCCTCGATGAGGAGCGCGTCATCCGCACTCGACCAGCCCATCCCGATCTGAAACTGATGGTTAATCGTGAGCGGCACGGTCTGGTTGAGCAAGGGCTGCTGCACAAGCGCCTGCCCTTCGGAGACCGTGAAGCGCTGCTGGATACGCACCTGCGTCGTGTAGCCGATCTGGGCGCCTTGCGACTTTTTCTCCCAGGTCTTGTCCCAGGTGCGATCGAACTGCCCGAGGAATTTCAGCGAGTTCTTGAAGTTAACGGCAACGTCCTTGGTCACCCAAGTTGGCGTCACGATCGTGTTGATGGCCACAAAGCGCCTCGTCCGAGACGGGCGCAACGATCAGCGGCTAACGTCGGCGTCGGTGAAACGCTGCTTCGTGGGCAGCGAGTGAGGCCTCGTCGCCTGGCTCGTCGTCGCCAGTCTCAACTGGGCCTGTCCTCACCGGAGTGATGGGGGCGGGCGGGGCTTCGCGTCGTCTCGCCACGGGGGCCGCTCCGGACGTGCCGGCCGCGCCGCGGGTGGCCACCCGCGTCAGTTCGCGTCGCATCGCAACGACTGACGAAGCCGTGACCGGCGTCTGGCTCATCGTGAGCAAGAGCCGATCCATCTCATCCGGCTGGCCGAGCAGAGCATACAACAACTCCGGCCCTTTGTCATCTGCCCGAATGGCGGCGATGACGACCGGAGGCAAATCATGACCCGACTTGACCGCATCCGCGACCTTCACGAAGTAATCCGGATGGGTCTTCTCGAAGGCTTTCGCCGCCGCATGGTGACGCGCGTTGAGTTGATCCTCCGACTGTTTCGCCGTCTCCACGGCTTCCGTCTGCTTCGCGTCCCACGCCTCTTTCTTGCGGTCCCAGCGGGAGCGGGCTAACATCCAATCGCCATACGGATCGACACGCTTCTCGTCCTTGGCGAAGTCCTCAAGCTTCGGCTCGGTCTCGTTGAACACGTCTCCGGTTGACGTGGCACCATTCGCCTTCTTCTCGGGCTCGGCCGATGGGATGACCCGTTCACTCCTCGGCTGGGCATCCGCCAAGTCGGCTTCAATACCTCGAATCTGGCGCTTCAGCGCCGCGACACGCGGACTGAGCGACTCACCCGGCTTGACCCGTGCGAGTTCGGCCTCCTTCTCGCGGAGCGTCACCGTGAGGGCCTGAATTTCCTTCACGTCCTCCGGGCTGGCCTTTTGGCTGGCGGCTTTGTGCCGAGGTGACTTCTGCTGCGCGGCGTCAATCTCGCGATACCTCCGCATCGGATCAGAGGCGAGCGCTTCAGCCTCCTTGGCCTCAGCCGCAGCCGTCTCATCCAGATCCACCCGTGAGGGCTCGCGCGGCTCAGGTGCGGCCGGCGGGTGCTTGCCCGAGAACTCGGCTTCGTGTTCAGACAGACTCATCCGCGTGCCCCCTCGTGCCGGAGTTTGTGATTGACTTGACGCGCTTGGGTCGCCTGATCGCGGTCATGCGTTGCTTGCAACGCCTCACCCTTCGTCGTGGGCTGATTGCCACGCATGTAGCCCTTGGCGTTCATGACCTTGTAGGGAATCTTCGAGTCTTTCCCGTATTCCTTCTGCAGGATCGCCTCAAGAAACCGTGGCATTAGCTCCCACCAGCGGCATCGGCCGGCTTGTTCGTGTTGGCTGGCTCAGCCGACTGACCAGCGCCAGCCTTCTCAACCGCTGGCAGCGGATCGTCCTTGTGGTCCCACAGAATGCTCGACCCGCATGAGACGCATTTGGCTTCGGCCTCAGCCACGATGTGACCGCACGCCGGACAGAGGTAGTGCCCATCCTTGTCGCGGTGCTTCGCCTGAATATGAAAGAGGCTCATGCGAGTTTCCCTCCGAAGACGCGGAGTTGTCCCGTCTGGCTGTGATGCCGGCCGTGCGACTTCGGCAGATCGTCAATCGGGCCGTGCTGTTCACCGATCCGCTTCGAGAGGCGCTTGATCTTCGCCTTCACCGATCCGCTGGCGTGATGCATCCCAGCAAGACCAGCCGCCGCGCGTGCGCGCCCTGGCGTATCCACGGGATAGCTCCGATCAGGGCCGGCAAACTTCGAGGCAGGAATCGATCGACGCTTCGCCGCAGTGAGTTTCGCCATTAGGCGAGTTTCCCGCCGTGGACTCTTAAGGTGCCCATTTGGGCGTGATGCCCCACCATGTTACGCCGTCGTGGTCTCGGTGGAGCCGGAGGCATGGCCGCCGCCACGGCTTCAGGCTCTGGACCTTCCGCACCAGCCGATGCGCCCATGTCATCCACCGGCCCGTGCTGTTCACCGACGCGTTTCGATCCCTTCTTGAACTGGTGCGCCTTGAGCGCCGCGGGTCGCGTCCCCATACGTTAGCCTCCTGCCGGCGCGCTGGGCGCGGCACTCGTGTCAGCCGTATTCTGCGCCTGATCGGTATCCGCTGTCGAATCGGCATCGGTGGGGGTCAAGGCTCCCGAGAGCGCCGGCGCCGTGATGTCATGGGCATGGTCCACGCCAGCCATCCCCGCAGCATGGGCCTGAGACTCATGCTGCATCAGCCGCTCGTGCAGCCGATCGGCCGCTTGGGACATCAGATCCGCCTTGAGGTCGAGTGCATGGAGTGCGCCTTCCTGCTCGGCATCCACCGTGGTTCGCGCGTTCTCGGCATCCACCTTCGCATCAACCGCTGAGAGGTTCGCCAGCGCCCCAATCCATGCCACCTTGACCTTGGTCTGGTTGTCGAGCTTCGCCTTCGCGAGCATGGCCTGCTGCTCGACTTGCTTGCCCTGAATCACCTGCATCGCTTGCTGGAGCTTCGCCGTGAGCTGCGCGATCTGGGCTTGGACCTGTGGCGGCACGACCGTGGACCCGTTTGCCTGGAGCATCGCCTGCACCGGCGGCACGAGCACGGCCTTGAGCCGTTCCTCGAGTTCCTGATGGCCTTCCCCGTCCGAATACTTGAACAAGAGATCGCCGATGACGGTCATCAGCTGCGGATCGGCCTGGACCAGCTCCGAGAGCATCGACTCCTGCGCCTGCCGACGCGTCTCGTAGTTCTTCGTGACCTTAATGGTCACTTGGAACGAGGCGTCCTTCGTGAGGGTGTAGAGCTTCGCGCCTGTGGTGGCTGCGGTCACCGGCTGCGGAGGCGTCCCGTTCTGTGGCGGGAGCGTCGTCGTGAACTGCTGCGTCTCGGGATGCTTAATGACGTGCTGGCCGATGGGCACCGTCACGCTGTCGCCGGACTTCGCCACCATCCGTGCTAGACGTCCAGGCGGAAACAGGGGATAGAGCAGATCATTCACGATCATGCCCTCATACCGAATCGAACGGGCCAAGTTGTCAAGGTAGTGACTGGTCCCTTGCCGCGCTTGGGTGAGCGCTTGCTGAATGCCCGCATTCCCGGCCCGCTTCAAGGCCGGATCGATGTTCCCGAGTGAGACATCGGGCACGGCGGTTGTCGAGAGAATGCCATCGTCGAACGTCTTGATGGCCGCGCCAATCGCGCTGATATCCGTTGTGATCGACGTCCGCGTGGGCGGCGGTAACGGCTGCGGATTGTCCCCGCCCGTCGTCGGACGGAAGTGCAGCGCCGGGAGCGTGCGCGTGGTCGAGAGCGCATACTCCGTCTCATACCCTTCATCGCCGCCTTCTGGAATCATCCACGGCGGAATCGGGCTCAGCCCGATCTGCTCGACGAGCTTCGACACCATCACGTTAAACCCGCGCTGACTGTCCCGCGCGGGCCGGATCATCCCTTCCGCGCGGCGCTCGCTGTCATAGGGCTGCAACTCTTCACCAACCACCTTTACGATTGGGATGTATTGCCCCGGCCAATCGGTCTTCTCCAGCACCTGGACCCCGTCGAGCTTCACCCACTTGATGAGCCGCTCCGTGTCAGGCCGCGTGATGGTCTCTCCGTCTTCGTCTTCGGCCAAGACGTGTGTCGCCTCGTCCACGTCGCGTTGGTCGATCATCGTGCCGTTGTCGAGCTGCACGAGTGTCACCGGCTGGAGATCGACATACCAATATTCGCCCACCCGCACGGCGCGCGAATCCCCATCCCCGGTGAACCAGTTCGGCAGCTCATCACCCAGTTGTCGCCAGTCCTGATTCCCGAGCCCGGACAGGGCATTGCGACGTCCGTCATACGCCTTGGGATAGTCGCGCTTGTAACGATCAAGCGGCACATCGGTCCAGATGAACCCCCACTCGGCATCCGACCCGTCTGGCTGTTCATGCGTGGGGTCGAGCGTCACGCAGGCCTGGTTATAGATGCGCTCGACCTTGATGTCTTGGTCCATCGACCGCGGCGCATACTTCGTGACGACCCGCCAGTAGCCACGACCCGCAATCACCGCACGGGCAAAGGCCCAGGAGCGGGCATCTGGGGCTTGACTCTCACGTTGGACGCGCCGGACGAGCCCCTCACGCAGTTCGATCTCTTCGTCACTCACCGCCGACTCGGTGTCGCCGAAGTCGTTACTGGCCACAATCTCGACGCCAAGTTCAGACTGGCGCTCTTCGTTGAGCACAGAGCGCACGGGCTGTCGCGTCTTGTCGATCGTGAGACTCGGACGAGCTGGGACAGGAGGCTGGCCGCTCACGGCGTTCCCAGGCAAGCCCTGTCGAGAGAGCAGCACATCGGCCGGCCACTGCTCGCCGGCATAGAACTGCAAGTCCTCGAGTTCCCGCTGACGCTGGTTGGTGTCCGCCGTGCGCGCTTGCTCGAAGCGCTTCCGCGCCGTCTCGATAATCTTCTGGTCGCCTGGCGACTGATACTGCTTCGTCAGTTGCGGGGAGAGGCGCGCAGGGCCGCGAGGACGGGTGGGACGGCGGATGGCCATCAGTGGACCGGAACGATTGAACCGTGAGCGCCCACGCGGAACCGTTGCAGACGATCGCGACATGTGTGGCTAATCGGATCGACCTCATAGATGGGACGGTCTGGAATCTCAATGATGTCGCCCGCTCGTGCATCGCCCACCTGAATCAGGCGCGGAAGGTCCTGATCGCCTGCCCGCTCCAGAAGTCGGAGATGACGAACCTCAGATCGAACCATCAGACCGTCGCCTCACCGACCCGCTCGGACTCGGCGATTTCACGTTCGAGCTGGCGTTTGTAGTTGGCCTGCTCCCTGATCAGCACGGCCGCGAGACTGGCTTCGAGTCGGTCCACTCGAGC